AACATTATCAGCTCTCCCTACAGTTAAATCAACTTCCCTCGTAAGTACACCGGGAGATAATTGAGGAGTCGCCATGTTTTTCTCCGTAAATCTCAGTTTATCTAAAAATTATTTATTAAAAAATTACTTTACACGGGGGAAACGTGCAGTGAACTCTACCAATCTGGATATTCCCAAATTATTTGGCAAAAATCTTTTTTTCTGGATTTAATTATTCTTTTTACAGTGCATTCCTTGCATTCATAAGAATATGAGGATGCAACTGGACCTCTATCTTTTCGGGTTCTATAAAAGCCATCTATTAAATTTTTTGTTTCTCCACAAACTCTACACTCTCTATCTACCAATAATAAATGTCCAAAATTTATTTGTTTATCTAAATCCATTACATATACTCCCACATATATGATCGATCTCCATATTCATCAACATACCACCGGTCTCCATCGACATCGACAAAAGTATTATTGTCTAATCCATCTGATATAAAACCAAAAGGTGACATATCTTGTTCTATTTGATTTTTTTGTTCTTCATATAGTCGTTTTCTAACATCTTGGTCAGTAAGTTCTTTAAAATAATCTTGAGCAACTAACCAAGCATAGATGACTAGACACATTGCGAGATCATCATTACAACCCTCTTCAGCTTCGAATGAATTATGTTTTTGTATAAAAGTTGTAAGTTCGCTAATAATTTCATAATCATTCAAAAATAATTTATTTTCTTCAATCATAGTTTTGAGATTAAGGCATCCAACTTTTTTAACAGTTTTGGACATCTTAACTCCAAGTTGAGTTTTCTTTCCAGAAAATCCTTGTCCTACAATTTGACCTGCCCTTCCTCTCATAGAACACATTAGTAGATTTTTGTACTCCAAATCATATTGAAGAATACTAGCAACTTGATCTCCAACATCATTCACTTCACATAAAATATAAGATTCATTATAACTTTTACCAACTTCATCTATTATACTTGGAAAAAGCATAGGTTTTATTTCATTATTTCTATACTTTGCAACAACTTTATGGGGGAATTGTGTAATGTCTATTACGGTAAAAGCAGAATAATCATTACCAACCCCCCTAGCAACGTCTACAGTAATCAAGTAATCGTGATTCTGTTGTGGATCCTCATATACATCTAATCCCGCGCTACGGGTCTTAGGAGCATCGTATACTAAGGTCCTAAGTTTAGATGGTGCGATAAGTGTATCAACGGATCCTAAAAATTCGCATTCAAACTCAACTTTAAATTGCTGTTCTGATGTATTAGCAATTGTTTGTTTTTTCCAATCCTCATCTCTACCCGGAACTTCACTCCAATGAACGTCAGTAAAGACATATTCATTCTTACCTTTTTCTGCATCATGCCACATTCGGTAGAAATGATTCATACCGTGTGGAGTAGAAACAATTATGACTTTGGTTTGTTTACCTGAAGTAATGGTAGGATAAACAGATGCAAAGAATGAATCTGCAATATGATTTGGAACAAATGCAAATTCGTCCAAAAATAGAATGTTAAAAGACATTCCTCGAACAGCAGAAGCAGACGTTGATGCTGCTAAAATTTTAGATCCATTTTCGAGTTCTAAAGAACCTTTATTCCAAGAAATAATACCTTGTTGCATCCACTTTGGTAAATTTTCATAGGCAGTTTGTAATCTATCCAAAAGTTCTCTTGCTGTTGCTGCTTTATTTGCAAGAATACCAATATTTACGTTATCATTGAATACTGCATAATGTAGAAGAAAAGATACCACAGTGGTAGACTTGCCAGTCTGTCGGGGCATCTTACAGATATTAAATCTGTGATTATGGAAGTTATTAATTAACTTTTCTTGGAAATGATATGGTTTAAAAGTTTGTAGACCATGATCCAAGGTTACAATTTTCACATAATTGTTTGCAAAGTAAACCGGATCATCTTTACATTTGACAAATTCAAGAATTTGCTCTTGTGTAAATTCAATTGGAGTATTTGCCTTTTTTAAAAGCGGATTACCAAGATAAACATCATTTGACATAATAAAACCTACTTAATTAATTAATTACAATTCCAACGACGAAGTGCTTTGTTAATGTTGCTATCTGGGTCTTTTGCAGTCTCTGCTGACGTAAGTTTAGACTTCATACCTTTCATACGACGGCAAAATGAGGCACGACGTTTTGCTCTTTTTCCTTCTGGATTTTTTTCAGTAACTGCTGTTTGAAGTTTTGAACCTGGATTTTCTTTGCGATAAGCAGCAACAGCAGCTTTACTTAATCCTGCTGTTTTATCCTGACGGTTCACTTTTTGCCAATCCTCATCAAACTCGACTTGTTCGCCATATGGCTTCACATATTTTTTTGAGGGACCAGGAAATCCAATAGATCCTCCTTGAGGGCCAAAAGATTGGATTAAAGGTTGCCCAGATTGAATTTGCGAAACTGTATGGTATACGACCATAGATCCCGGATAAACCTTCTGAAGTTCATCGTTTATTTCTTTACGTGTTGGAGTTTTCACTTGAGGGAAAAACATCTTTAATGAATAATATTTTCCTCTCCAAGAAAGTGTGACTGCAATCACATTTCCTGTCTGTGCTTGAAGTCTTGTCGCTTCAAGCACCTGAGACTTAAATCCTTTGATTGGTTCTGGTTTAATTATATCAACCACTTCAGCGAAAGTATTTCCATCAGCGTCTTCAATCGTTATATTTTCTGCTTTTACACAGTTCGGATATCGTTTTCCGAACATGGTCTTCATCCCCTTCTTTTTATAACCAGGCCAACACTTTTCATCTAATACTTCTCTTGTGATTTTATCAACAAGAGTTTCTTCAAATTTTGGTAAGGAAGTACCAACAACTTTTTTAGCTTTTGGTGGTAGTTGTGCTTGTTGTGCTGTTGTCATAGCATCAATTTTTTTTGCTGCTGATGACATCTTATGTTTTTTATGAGTTTTTGGATCAATTTTTAAACTTACTGCTTCCTCCATTTCTCCGCTTTCAATATAATCTGCTGCAGTATCAATGTAATCTGCCGCTTTAGTAATTTTTGATTGAACCCATGCTTCTAAGTCACCCTCACCTCTAGCAACTTTTGATTTAATTCTTCTTACCGCATCTTCAATGGTTTTAAGTTCTGATCTTGCCATTGAATATTCTTCATCTTTAACAGAAACTTTGTCCCATGCTTTTTCTCCATAAGAGCATTCCGATCTTGTTTCCCTTTTATCGCATAGTGGACAATATCTTTCTTCTTCGTGCATTGTTTCTTCCGATTTAGTTCCCCAGTTGTCTGCACCAACTTTACGACATTTTACAAGTGCTCCAGATGCATAGGCACTTGGCCAAACACTATAACGCGACTTTACTTTATGATAACAAGCGTCTTTTTTGCCACTACCTTTACCTGGTTTGTCTTTTGCTTCTTGTACGTCCATTTCTTCTTTCATTTTCTTTTTAGGTGAATCGGTAGAAACATATGTTGGTTTTGCAGCATTAGTTTTTTCTGGTTGATTTGGGTCTGCCGCACTTTTTCTTCTTTGTGCTGATATTCTTTCAGATTTTGTCATACTTGCTCTTTTATCCGAAGAAACGCACTTAGGAGTTTCATCTTCTTCACCTTTTTCACGCGCACAAGGTTCTCCGGAGATTACTTCAACCCAACCAGGTTTTTTATCTTTTGATTCAGAATCTTGAAACCATCCATGAAGATTACCTGGTTTAATATTTTCTTTCACATCTTTAAATTTTTTGTGATGCTTTTTAGCATCTGCCTCCATTTTTTTCAAACGAGTATAATAATCTGGAATCTCATCTAAGTGTTGAAGAGCAATATCTCTTGCCAGTTCATGATTTTTAGTGTGCTCATGCTCAATAGGTTCGCCCATATCAAGTTGCTTTTGTATGAAAGAAACATCAAGACGATGCTTCCTTGCAATTTGCTCAACTGTTTTATGCGACTTAATTTTGGGCATTACTTAATTAGTTTTGATTTAGTCTTCTCACCTTTGCTCTTTTTTTTCTTCCCGCACAATGAGCGCGTTGTGAAAATCCTTTTGGATTTGAGCAATCAATACTCTTTTTATATTTATTAGTCCAGTCTTCTTGAAACTGCTTAAAGGTTTTCATTTTCTGTTTGTTGTTTTAGGAGTTTTGCCAACTCAGCAGTAGAACCAACAAAAAGTGCGTTATTAACTGTAGTTGGACCCTTTTGTTTTCCTTCCTCAATATCTTTAAGTTTTTTTTGTAGATCCATTAACTTATCAGTAGCATCAGCGACATTTTTTATTAGTTGTCCGGCAACTTCATAGGCACGAGGCATCTCACTTTCTTGCGCGAGTTCAAGAATTCCATTTATTGCCTCTTGACCTTTTTCTATCAGAGAGTATAAATTTCCTCTAGTGTAATCATAATCTTTTTTAATTTCATCTATTGTAGATGCTACCTTTTCGATTTCGGTAGAAATTTCTTCGGTTTTGACTGGAATAATCTCACCATCTACGTTGAAAGTTTTATTGAGGTCATCAAATTTTTTTGTCATTTTCATACGATACTCTCACTAAATCCAAAATCATCTCCCGTTTCAATTAGAGCATTATCCTGGGTCGTTATTTTATATACTGAAGAACCTAAAACATGTGCTGCTGATACTGTATTATCTGACCCTCTATTGACAGTCAAAATATTTCCAGATTTTTTATCAACTCGCATTTCTTCCTCGTCA